TTAATTGATGTTTAGTTTTCTATAAGCCGCTTCAAACTTTCTGCGTTGTTCACTTCGGTATTCGACACATGCAACCATGTGTTCGTCGCTGGTGTAGGTCTCACAGTCAGGGCGCGGCTTATAAATTTTTAACCAAGCTTCCTGCTTGAACTTTTCATCTTCAGCTTTTTTGATTGCTCGTTGTTTTCTGTTTCGTTCGGCAATGATTTCTTGCTTATGCTGCTCAATTTTTTCTTGCTTGGATAGTTGAACATTACGAAGCTGGATAGCCTGTTTTGCTTTAATTTCCATTAAGGCTTCTTGAATTTGCAATTTGGCTTCATGCTCAAGATAAGCCGTAAAAGCCATAAAACCTAACCCCATAACAGAAAAAGCCAAAAGAATACCAAGTGCTATTTGTATAATTAGTTTCATATTAGATCTGTATCTCGAACATACACCACTGATTCAACTCTTCGTCGAACCACACTTCATAACCATCCAACTCGGCTGGTGTCATCTTACTAACATCTCTCAGTATTAGCTCTGGAAGATCATCAGCACACTCAGTCTGAAAATAATAGAACGCTATAGTACCAAAATACGAAAGTGGAGCCGTGATGATGATGTAAAGCATTAATCGTTTGGGTTTACAGTCATACTTTTCCAAGTAATAAGCCAATGGTTTCATTAATGATATCCTTATTCATTAGTGCTGTTGAGCAGTAAACGCTAACCGAAAAATTTTGATGGATAGTGACAGCGTATCGACTTAGAGACTACACCTTCTACGGTAAACATTTCGTTGCATGTGATCGAAACCGGTTTGTTATCTTCATTTGCTGAAAGTAGTCGGCGATTTTTTAAGTCTAGTATCTTACAAACAAATTCACCATTAAAATACGCTACGACAATATCATGATTTTTAACCGTTAAATCCCTATCAACAACCAATATGTCACCATCAAAAATACCAACACCTTGCATAGAATCACCTTCGGCTTGAACAATTAAGGTGGCACTTGGATGTTCAATCAATATTTCATCAAGCTGCAGCGATTGTTGTAAGTACTCAGCCGCAGGGCTTTCAAATCCTGTAATGCCGGCACGAGCATAGATTGGAATAACTTTCATAGACAACAACACTGTATAAAAACACAGTTAAAGTGTATGCTATTTTGTAAATTTTGCAATTTATATACACGGTGAAATAATCCTTGTTTGAATGAGTTGATAAATAAAGCAATGTCCTAAACCTCTATCTCTACAAACGCCAATGCAGGGGCTGTCCCTAGCACCCTGCCGTCTTGAACATAGATGTGATCGCCAACACTACCAGAACCGATAACTCGTTGAGTATGATTACTGGCAGTGCTGGCGGTGACGGTGCCGTCGGTGTTTACCGCGTTAATCGTCATGATAGTTCGCGGGGCGCTTAGGCTTTGTTGTAACTGCTTTAACATTACGACTCCTTATGCTGATTTTGATACAACAGCTTATGCAACGTGACGAACGACGGTGATGGTTTGCTCTACATCGATGTCGCCTGTATCGCTAACCGATGCATTGATCGTCACCGAGTCGCACGTACCTTTGAACACATCGACACCTTCACGAATACCAATCAACATACCAGGTGTTGCAGGTGGTAAGTCGGCCATAATCGGTAAGCTCATATTGATATTAAGCTTGTTGCCCGTGTCGGCCAGTGCGTTGGTACCGGCTGTTCGTGCAGCTTGATTATCAACAATCAATTGAGCACTTATGTCATCGGTTGCGATGTTACCTGCAGTTCCAGCGCGTTTTACTTTTGCGCTAATGCCCTGCTGCTCACCACGAAGCCAAACCACATTACACTCGGTACCGATTTCTTTTGACTCGCTGTAACTGGTGATCACCGCATCATGCACGGTTAAGTCTGGTGTTACACCTTCCATTAACCACGGTACTGTTGGCCAACGTGGAACCACGGTTAACGCTTTGGTTTCATCATTCGATAGCAACATGCAACCCAATTGAGCAACAGCTTCTTGCACTGCATCGATGGGCGATTTATTGCCAACGCTAAACGCGCCTGCAGGTACGTTAAAATCAACGATGCCATTAAGCGCGATTGTCCAACCAGTGAATTGCAGCATGTCATTAAGTAAACCCGCAAAACTGCGTGATGTTGCATTGGTATAACTGATCGGCAATACATATGGCGTAGCAAGTTCGGCGCTGCGGCTGCGGCCTGTTCCACGATAGGTTTCGTTACCAAACACTTTGCTTACACTGGTTTGTTCAACCAAGGTAAAGAACTCATAGCCGTTAATGCCGACTTTAAGCAGTTGGTTTTCAGCACGGCTGGCATCGATGCGACTTGAAAAATCGATACTCACCGAACTGGCCCACTGGCCACGGCTGCGGCTGATACTGATATTGCTAATCACAATCGGTACGTCATCAGACACACGCACACACGTAATGGTTGGCTGCATTAAATAATACCTGCGCAGTTGTGGTTCAATGGGGGTTTCAAAATCAAGGCTGGGTAAGCTTGGGTTGGCGTCAACTAAACCGCCACCGTCGTCAAAGTAGCAATAGTTTGCTGATGCGGTAAAACGCAGCAGCAATGGACTGCTTGAACTTGACCAAGGTTCGCTAAACCGAATCGTCACCTTACCCGTAGGAGGTCGATAGCGAGTTGAACAAATCCAACTGGCGGTATGTGGGCCCCAAGCAATGCTTGGCTGAATTAGTCTAACATTGCCATAGCTGTAAGCGGTGGTGATATCATTAACTAATGGTGCGCCATCACACCAATTGATATCAGCCTGCAGCGTATTTAGCCTTGGTGCCACTTGCCAATCGACAGACATAACGGTGATGTGTTGATTCGGTACCAACCACTCCAATGTAAAATATTGCTCAACACCAGGCGCAACAAACCATTGCCAGTTTATGGTTAACTCAGTTAATGGATTAGCCGAATAAGATATTGTGGTTTGATTCTGGGTTAGTGGTTTACTTTGCCATGGCAATATTACATAGAAGTCGGTTGCAGCATTTGATAACACACCTAAATTAACTTGATTACCAATGCGTTCACTAGCGCTTGTGAGTTGATAATCATTGGCAGCGAGTAATGGCGGTTGCCAAGTTACGCCTAAATCAATACCCAAAGATGGTGGACGGATTGGCGGCTCTGGTACCACCTCACCAATGAACCGAATCGTTATTGGTGAGGTGGCATTAGGCCATGGCTGACTAAAGCGTAATTCAATCATATTTAAGTCTCAGACAAGTTTATAACTGATGCTCTAACGCCATCTAAAACAGCTGCGTTGTACTGCTTGTCATTATCTAAAATCATCACCAAAAGCTCATTCTTTGTTGCGTACTCAATCGGCATGACAACTTTTGTCAATGACATTGCTACCCCAGCAAATAAAACCTCTGATGATTCTCTTGAAATAATCAAAATTATTTCTGCATCAGGGTCAGTATCGATTTCGATTAATCCAACAGGCACTTGTTGAATCGTAGGTAATATAGAAAACAAACCTAGAGTAGCCATATATTACCACTCCACTAGATTTAGAAATGTACTTACACCACCTGTTGAGCTTCGTAATGCAAGGTGTTGTTGATTATTAAAATCTTTATAAAAAGGCCAAGTTTGAGTTGACCAGCGTGCTAGTTCAACCTCAAGCAAACCATATAATCTCCCTCTTATATATGGACTTAAACCAGAAGTAGTTCTAGGAACACCAATTCTATCATTGTAGCCAGCTGAACTTGGGTATCCGATTTGAAAACCATATGCCTGAATCCACCACTCACCTATTCGCTCATCAAACACTGGATCGGCATGATCTAAACTTTCTGTACCCAAAGAATTAAAGCTACAATTTACACAATATTCAGCATATTTATTAGCTGCACCATCTGTATCATATATTCTAAAAATCTGACTTGATGTTGGGTTCATACGATTTGAGCCGAATAGTTCAGGCCATGACGGTGCAGTGCTAGCATTAGAGGCATTTTTTGCAGCATAGAAATCAGAAAATGAAATCATTCTACTTACGTCACCACTGAGGCCACTATTGTAATCACCGCAGTAAACAACTCTCTCATCAGAATTAACCCAAGTTGAATATCCTGATGAATTGACACTCTTACCCATAATCAAGAAAAAGCCAACAGCCGTACCTACCACAACCCACACATCGAATCCCAAATAACTTTCACATTGAGTTGAGCATATATACCCTTTATTAGTCATTGAGGTAACACTTGTTGCTGAACGACATGGTTGATACCACATGCCGTTACCATCAGTATCTGCACCATTATGTGATTTCACGTTCACACAACCGCCAGATCCCCCACCAGATATATTGTTTGAAAACATAATATTTCTGGTGCCAGTATTCTCTGCAACAATGGTCCAACCTAATGGAGCTGTTGAGCCATACCCAGATACTAGACATTTCTTGAGAATATTAATAATTTCAGACGGTTTACATGTACCTATGCTTGGTGCACCTGCATCTGTGCTTCGATAAACTGTAACAGGTAATCCCATGATTTTTCCTCACGCGAAAGCGGTACCGACATTACTGTCGGCACTATTGCTATTAAAATGATTAAGCTTCGTTACCGCGAAACGCTAATACAGCGCGGTCGGTGTTGATTTGGCTGTGGCCTGCTTGCACAGTACGAATGGGCATTACGGGTTTAGCGCTGGCTATCGTGGCAAAGCGAATGGCTTCACCAGGATTCCAACCAGCACCGAACGCACCAGAGCGAATAACAAAGTAAGGTTGATTGGTTAGCGCATTAATTGGGGCAAAGTCGTTTAACGTATCGCCTATGGCAATTTGGCCAATACGCTTACCCACACAGCGGAACGATGTTGAAGACGTAAACACTAAGGCCCAATCCTCATTCACTGCCGCCGCATTAGTTACCTCAATCGGGTAATCTACTGTGTTTAACGTGCCTTGGGCTGCGTCACCGTCTAAGTCCCAGTTGTTGGCCCAGCTGGTCATGTCGCGCACCTTACCGACTCGCGCTTGTAAGTCTCCAAGTATTTGCACACTGGCCACACTTGAGCCAATGGGATACTCACGCGATAACGCCGTTGAAATCGTGACTGTATTGACACTAACCGCAGTGACCAAAGCTAACTCGCTAATGGTGTCACTTAAAATAAACGGCGCAGTAAATCCGCTAAAGTCACTGTTTAACGTAACCGTGCCGGCTACGCTATCAACGCTAAAGTGATCACTGGTTGCGGTCCACAAACTGGCGCCGGTTGAGTCGGTAATATCAACAAAGTTACTGCCAGTGCGAATGGTAATTACCGCACCATTACTTGGACTAACAACATTTTGATAGTCAGTGTGTGACACCGCGATAGTGCCCCAGGCACGATAAATATCGACAATACCCGCATTGGGGATGCGCAATGGGTTTAGGCCATAAATATCAGCAGGCGGTAAGTTGCGCACTTGCTCGGTAATATCGTAACGCAAGGTGCTTAACTTAACGTTTTGAGTAAACGATAACTGCACCAAGTTATTCACAATACTGCCGCTTATGCCTGTACCCGTTACCGTGCCGTTACTGTCACAGCTGGCGCTGATTAACACATCACCCACGGTAAATACTTGCAGGTAAAAGGTATCTAACAATGCATCACTGGCATTCAGTACAAACGTGGCCATATTGGCTGACTCTGGCGCAATCACTAATCCAACATAGATTAAGTCAGTCATGCCAGACTCTAATGTGATGCTGCCAGTTTGATAATCCACAATCGCCGCGCGTATTTCTTCACGAACCACAAGCGAGCCCACTCCCGATACGGTCGAAATATATAACGCACCATCACGTTCAGTAAACGGCAATGCACTTCCCTGATAAGTCACCTTGCCTGTTAACGTGTTGGGTACCAACTCACGATCGGCAGGAAATGCATCAGCATTATCATAGTTTTGATATGACACACCCGAGATGTATTGCAACGACACTGGGGTATTTAAGTCAGGCTTGCGTGATAACGTCACACTTACCGTGTCGCTACTAACAACCACAATGGCATCATCACTACCGTACTGAATACCACCCGATGTGTAACTGGTGATTGGAGTGTAATCAACGGCAATGTTGGTACCCTGCAACACATCAACCAAGGCGAACTGATAGCTTTGCGCAGTCGATGCCATTTGCGATACGGTTTTACGCACTATATCGCCGTCGCTAATTGCTTGCCCTGTTTTAACTTGTTCACTTAACACTACTGGCAATAGGTTTTGCTGCACTGCTTGCACGGCTAGATTCTTGTTGCTACTTGCGGCAGTTAACTTGCTCACACCATGAAACGTTAATGGGCTGGCTTCGTTGGTTAAGCGAAGCTTAGTGCAGTTACTTGTAGCATTTACGGTGACATTATATTCAGGTGTAGCAAAATCGATTGGTGGATCAAATACTATATTGCCCTCGCTGTTACCTGGTGCATTAGTATCGGTCACCATGGCGTAATGTATCTTGCGTGGCCAATCAGCATCTTCAATGCCCGGGTACTCAACTGCAATCGCAATCACTTGGCCCACTCGTAAACTGGTGGTTTTGCGATACTCTTTGCCGTCGAACATATACGTAGACTGTAAATACTCGCGACTAAAACTGTTTTGATTAGGTAAGAAGCCAGGTGCGCCTTCACGGATTAATGAACCAGCAGTAACTGACGATTCTAAAATCTCTTTCATTTCGACCATACGGTCTTCGTCATCTAATGCATCAGCCTCAACCAACAGCATAGACACAAGCGGATCGGTTGGCGGTTGACTAATAAAGACATGAGCATCGAGCAAGGTACCAGTGTCGGTGGTGTCTAATGCTGGATAACACTTCATAATATCGAGCGACGATTGCGCATGGTCAATGTCAGAAATAGCAGTAAACAACTCATTTAACTTGCCAGACTGCACCGCATTACGGGTGCGTTGACCACCTGCATCGTCACTGGTACCCAACTGCTCGGGTTTAAATATCTTTAAATCATTACGGGTAATGCTCATGGGCCACCTGTGTGTGTTGAGTTACAGCGTTAAAAATCGTAATACCACGTTGGTCAGTAACGGATAGCCGCCCAATTGGTCGTCAACATCATCACCAGTAATCACACTGGTTTGCGTGTTATCCCACACCACATTAATGTCACTGCCGTCTTGGTTGATGGTGAACTCATTGAGGGTTATCGCTGCATGGGCTTGTAGTTGTTCAAACTCACTGCGGAGCATCCAACCATCTTTACTGCCAAGCTCTAACGTAATACCTGCAGGGATTACCGTTTGTTGAATATGCGGGGCACCGTTAAGTGCCCGCTTCATATTGGCGGATACTCGCTGGGTATTGTTGCGATTGATCCAATGCAATGGCTCGGTCAACACAATGGTGTCGATAGTGGTGTTATACATAGCGCCTCGTTTTTAATTTACGAAAAGTGGCCAAGCCAAACTAACCACCCACCGACTGCAAACGCTTAATTTCAGCAACTAACTCATTCACAATGCTGCGCTTGGTTTGCGCATCAAACGTGCGGTTACCCACTTGTAACTGCAACACGACAGTGTCGCTGCTAGTTGTCGTTGTGGTAGCCGTGTTTGGCTTAGTTTGAGTGGTCACATTGGTTTGCACCGAACTGGCGGCATTGGTTTGTTGTTTAGCGGTAGCAGCGTCGCTAATGGCTTGCTTTTCGCTAGCGTCTTGCTGGGCTTTTATTTCGGCAGTGCGGTAAGCGTAAACCTTGTTTAGCGTTTTTTCGGCTTCCCTCAGTTGGGTGATCAGTGTTTTATCACCCGTAGATTCAGCCTTGGCTAACTGGGTTTTAATGTCGGCAAGCTCTTGCTGATAACGGCGCTTTTCGATTTCATCTTGTCGGCCTAGGTAGCCGTCAAGTTCATCTTGCAAAGTGTCGAGAGTTGATTGCGCACTTTCACGCAATGAGTCCATGCTCGATTTAGCCGAATCAATAGCTGTGCGCAGCAAACCCAAGTCTTGATCATTCATCAAGTTCATTGAATTAGCGGCACGTTCTGCACTGTTGATTAAGCCAACATTGCCACTTTCAGCAGCGTCGAGTGCATCAACCATTTTAAGCAGTTCAATGCGCTGGCCATAATATGCAGCCTGCGCTTGTTTACCGGCTATCTCGGCTTTACGGGCAAAATTAGTAATGCCGGTAAAATCGACTGACTTGGCTTGCACATCGAGCAGATCACCAATCTCACCACTTAGTTTTTTATAAACTTCAATGGTTTTATCTAGCTCACTGCTTGAGTCAGTTAATAACCTTTGGCCATAGAGTATCGACTTAAAGTAAGCGACAGCACCCGTGCTGAGCTCGGCGACTTCAGCGGTAACACTTTTTAAATAGTCAGTGAAAAACTTAGCAACACTAGCTAATGTAGAACCTGCTTGTTGCGCACTTTTAACCACAACACCCATGGTGTTTTCCATGGTAGTGCCAATGTCTTGGTTCGCAGTATTTATTTGCTCTTCAGTATCATTAACATCATCAACCAAGTCCTTTTGCGAGTCTTTAAGTCGATAATACTGCTTGATTAAACCCTCAATATTATCGCTTAAGCCAAGGTTGGCAGCTTGTTGGCGAATGCTAGCATCAACTTGCTTATCACCTGCAGCAGCGGCTTTTATCGATGCTTCTGCATATTTTAAAAATGCCTGCTCAGCGTCATAAGTTGAGCCAACTCCATTTTTAATGGCTTCACTAGTCTGGTTATAAGCTATTTTTGCTTTGGCCGCTAAATCTTGCAGTGACTTTAATGTTGTGACATTAGCTTGCTCCATCGCTGCTTCATAATCATTAACAGCCCTTGTTTGTGCGTCGGTTGAGTCAGCTAATTCACCTTGTGCTTTCGCTAATGCTTCTGCTGCCGATTTTGCTTTGGTTTGGGCTGTCTCGTAGTCCTCAACTGATGCAGTGCCCTCGATGTAAGCATCGCGAACCTTGCTTAACTCTCTGTCGGCAAGCTCGCTTTGAGCAGATAGAAAAACGACAGTCGCAGCGTTTAGCTTTAATTGTGAATCGGTTAAATCACGCTGGGCAGAATATTGAGCAATCAACAAATCAGTTACTTTTAAGGTGGCATTACCATACCTTGTTTCGGCGGCTTCGATTTCCTCTAACGTTGCGGTACCGCTATTTTTTAAGTTCTTGTAATGATCTTCTGCTGCCTTTTGTCGAGCCTTCCAATCATCAACTTCTTTTTGAGCTAGGTCTGATAATTTCTCACTGGTTGCAACATCCTTTTGGTAAGCGCTATAGCGTGCCTCGGCTTGAGATTGCATGGCTTCTTTAACTTTTGCTGCATTCTCAACCTGTGTTTTTGTCGTTTCATCAGAATCAATTTTGATGTCTACACCTGCTTGTTTAAGCGCTGCCGCAACATCTTCAGCATCCTGTTTAACTTGATCAACATATGCTTTAGATATTGAAAGTAGCGCATCAGCAGTCTCTTGAAACTTATTTGAAAGCGTATTGGTACCAAAAACACTAAGCGCCTTTGCCATACCCAATGGGAACATAGCAAACGCACCAGCAACCGCAGCACCAAAAGCGGATACCATTAACGACAAACCATTGAACAACGCACGCAAACTACCAGATACAACATTTAAACCCGTTGTGAATGCAGTAATATTTTCTAGTGTGCCCTTAATGCTATCGCCACCATCCTTAAGTATGGTGGTAAAAAAATCACTGATATCCTGTGCGGCTTCCTTTATCTTTCCGCTTTTATTTAACTCATCAAACCTTGCGTTAATGTCTTTAAGTAAATCAACCGCCACCTGGTATGCACCTGAGTCAGCAATAATTTGCTTAAACTCGGTCCACTTGTTTGAGATTAAATTAATCTGACCACCCAACAGGTCTAAGCTTTTTGATGCTTGGCCGTTGGCTTGCTTGCCCATTTCGTCAAACAGTTGCTTCATTACATCGCGGCCCAACTCGCCTGCCGCACTCATTTTTTGCAACTGAGTCACGTTTTTACCCGTAACTTTTTCAAGCAAGTCCCACACAGGAACGCCGCGCTCAACCAGCTGTAATATTTCCTCACCTTGCAGTTTTTGCTTAGCCCATGCTTGTCCAACCGCGAGAATAATTCCCTCTAATTTTTCTTGGCTTCCACCTAAGCGTGCGTTGTAATCGACCATTGACTGTAATGATCCATTCATTGGATCAATGCCAAATGTTTTTAACGATGCAAAGGCTTGCTTAGCGGTATCTAAACGGGTACCCGTATTGTTAGCAAAGTCTTTAATCCACTGGGTTGCCTGCTCACCGCTGGCAATGCTGCCCATCATAGCGGTCATTTGCACACCAAAGGCTTTGGCTTCATCACCTGCAGTAAGTACCGACTTAAGACTTTCCCAAAGTTTATCGATACCAATGTAGGCACCAGCCATGGCAACCAGTGAGGAAGTTGCACTTTTAATGCTGCCACCAAAATCACCGGCTTGCTTTTGCGACTCGTTTAATAATTTATTGTGCTTTTCAAGCTTGGTGTTAACGCCGCTTAATGCGGTTTCTGCAGCGGCTTGTTGCTGCTTTAAATCCTTGGTGGCATCAGCAAGATTCTCCATGCTGATACCAGCCGTTTTTAAACTGGCAGTATTTTTGTCTAACTCGGTTTTATTCTTATTAATGCTGCTCGCTAACTGGTTTACCTCGGTGCGAGCAGTTTTAACCTTTAATGTGTAATCAGCTTTATTGCGACTAGCCGCTTCGGTGGCTGTACTAACCTCAAGCAGATCTCGTCGCTGTTTATCTAATGCTGTGGCAAGTTCGTTGGCCGCATTTTTTGCACTGCTTTGCTCATTAGTTAATTTTTGTAAATCAGCACTGGCTTTGGTTAATGCGGTTGCTTGCTCTTTACTGGCCGTGGCACCTTGCTGCTGTTCGGTACTAAGTTTTGCCACTTCAACTCGAGCTTGTTGTAGCTCGGTTTCGTATTTAACTAATGCCGCTTGAGCTTGATTGTATTCTTGCTCAAGTTGATTAGTGGAACCTTCAGCCGCCTTTTGAGCAGCCTCTAGTTGTTTTAATTCTTTAACGGCTGCCTTTTGTTCAGTGACTAACTTGTCGAGTGCAACCGAGTTATCTTTATAGGCACGTTCGCCTTTACTGATTGATGCAGTTAAACCATCAATTGAATTGGCGGCCGCTTGAAGATCTTCTAACTCTTTTAAGCGTGCATTTAAAATTTCACTTTCTGCCGCTAACTCGGCCACGGCCTTTTCAGACTTTTTGGCTTCGCTTGAAAATAAATCTTTGCCCTGAATGATCAGGTTAATGACTTGGTCTTTGAAACTCATACATCACCAAATTAGCGTTAAAAAATAAAATAAAAAACCCACAACATTGCTGCTGTGGGTTGTTGAGGTAAAACGTTTTTACGCTGCGCTACGCACAAAGAACTTAGACTTACCTGCAGCAACAATTGCCGTGTTGGCCAATACGCCACCTTCGATGTCAAACGAACCATAATCGTCGCCGATCAAGTCTAAACCTGATGTTGGTGTAGGCTTCCACTTATAAAACTTAAGCACCCACGGTTTGCCGGTTGAATCGTTAATACCGTCAATTACCACACCAACCGTTTTGCCTGATTCCGTTAATGCCTGCAAAGCGTTACCCGCTTGGCTGGTGTAGCTCACGGTTAATGCCTGCCCTGCAGTAATGGTTCCTGCAGATAACGCGCGAATTCCAGCAGCGCTCACCACATAATCTTCATCCAACGTATAGGTAACATCGCCAGCAGTGTTTTTAACAACAGGCGCTATCGTGGTATCAATCATTTGGGCGGTTTGCGCTAACCCGTCTAGCACTGCGATGATATCTTCATCAGCTACTGGCGCGGCGGTTAATATGTCAATTTTACCGCGCATCGCTAAGGCTAAGTTTTCGTTGTTAAAGTCATAAAATGTAGCACTTAAGCTAACTGATTTAATTAGGGTGACTTCATCGATATAACCGCCGCCACCACGGTAATTAGGTAAAGACTTTGTTTCTTGTTCAATAGCAAGCTTTACACCGCTAACGTTGCCACAATCACGGCCGTCGATATAAAGAATCGCCGATCCGATGTAGCTTTCAACTACTGTCTCGCTCATAGTTTTTCTCCGAATGGTACTGTATGAATTAAGGTTAAAGTGATGACCGCCAGACCATGTTTTTCGTGGGCTTCGGGCATGATGTATTTACAGGGCTCAGATTCTTTAAACGTAATAGCTTTGGGTAGCCATGACGGTTTTTCGGTATTACGTTCGTCTTTAAAGAATGCGCTGCGAATGTCGCGAACTAAATTGATTAGTTCTGCAGTTGGGGCAGTCGATTTGCTTAAGTTGATACCAGCAACAACTTGCAATGCGAGATCGTCACGGTAAGGGTTGATGCCGTTTTTAGCGCCGAACAAGTCGGTGTAAGGTTGCAAAAAGATAAACTGCTGTTCTTTTGCAAGGCCTTGGGCATAAAAGCCTTCACGCACAGTTGCGCCGTCAACCAACTTGAGTCGGTCTATCAGGGTTTGGATCATGGGTACCTCGATGCCTGGTAAAAGACTAGTTAGCGTATTGGCCGTATTTTTTACGCAGATGGGCAATAATGGGTGGCTCTAAATCGTCACGCATAAAGCCAAAACTGCCTGCCACTGAAGGGCCGTATAACGCTTTTTGTCCACTCAAGCTGCGCCAAGAGTTATCACCCTTTTTGCGACTGAACATTAGTTGATTGCCGTTGCGGCCAATGACAGTAAACGCACCACTAAACCACACAGGCTTATTGCGAATAACGTTTATGCTAAAGCCACCGGCGACCCTTGCCGCTCGCTTACCCACTTTATATCGGGGACTAGCAAAGCGGGTTAAGGTGCTGGGGCGCATCCTTGCGCTAATTGATGCGGTTAGGGTTTTGGGGTTAATGCTGATACTGAAATGCTGTTCAACATACGACTTAGACTTAAAGCCGTATTTTGTGAATATTCCATTTACAGCAAGTTGGTTACCAAATTTAGCTGCATCGTCTATAGCCTTAGCAATTGCGGGTGATTGTGCATCACGCATGCGTTTTAGCTCGCGATCAACTGCATCAAATCCTGTGCTTGTTAATGCCATAACAACACCTACATTTGTAAATACACATAGGTCACACACACTGAATCGGTGCTAACCTTTTGCGTTAATCGGCATTCAGTAGCGCCAATAGTGAAAATATCACCTGAGTTAACATCACCCTCACTAAGTAGAAACTCAGCACGCATGACTAACTCGGGCACATACTCATTAGCCGATGCGGCAATTTCGCTGCCATTATCGTCTAACGATACCAAACGGGTGTAGGGTGTTGCCCCGTCCACTGGGGCAAAGTCGCACGGGTCAGCCAAGCGTTGAAACACCCGTACTATTTTGGCATTTACCCGATCAGCAAATACCGCCCCCAAGCTAGGCATTAATTTTTACCCAAACGCTATCACTCGGGTTAGCCGCATCTGCCCAAGCTTTCCCTGCTAAGGTATTGCCCGATGCAACACTAGTGATCATGCCATCAGCCTTGATATACACCTGCCCACCTTGGGTAATGTCATCGGCGGTCACTTTTGGCAATTCATACACGCCTTCAGTTGCACCCACACCTGGTTCACCAATAGCAACATTGCCAAGCGACACGGCAACCACTTTACCTAATAATACTGGGTCACCACTGGCAACGGCTGCCGTGGCGATAAAGTCGATGGTATTACCATCTGCTACACAATTTTTCATAAGGTTTTTTCCCAATTACGTTAACAATTTGCCATTAAAAAGGCCGCTGACTCAATCGAGTTAGCGGCCGCTTTTGTTTGAAATGGATGCGTGTTACACACCTGTTGATTTAACCAATCCACGGTGATCAAGTGGTGCAACACCCGCATCAATACGCACTTTGGTTGCAACACCATCAATGGTGAAACCTTGTTGCTGTTCAATATAAGGCGTGTCGATACCATCAAGATAAGCCACTTCAATGGTGTCGCGTCCTTTACCAGCGGCAAGGAACCATTGTGTTGCACTGCTATCATCTAAACGAGGTTCAGCAATCACTTCAGCAAAGTTTTGGATAGGGTTAGCAATACCCGCATTAACATCAGCGCCTTTAACCGAACTAGACTTGATGATCTGGTTCATTGTGGTTTCGAGCCCTACAGGACACAACACAAATTCAGGACGAATATTCAGACTACGATTACCCGATTTTTGCTTACGCATTAACATGCGGTTAGCATCAATCGCCGCCACACTTGGCGCACCAGAACCTAAGTTGCCGTGGTCGGCATGGAACAAGGCTTTTCCGTCTGCCATTTTGGGGTTTTGCGTAAGCACCGCATAAACCAAATCACCAATGGTGCCTTTAGCTGCAAAGCCCATTTTCATTGGAATGTCGGTTAGCATGCTCATATCATCATTGATGATAGCTTGGCGAGTAATAGAGAACAGTTCGCCGTATGTGGCCAGTGCAATTTGTTGTGCATGATCACCCACTGTCACGTACTTGTATTCAGCACCTTCACGCACTTGACGCAAGCTGTTGAAGTCACCTAGTCCGACACGCTGGGCAATCTTAAAATCACCTAACTGACCTTTTTTAGTCCAGCGTTCAAACGTTTCTTCGGCAGTTTCCCAACCCATTAATACTGACTTATTAGCGATATCTAACAAGATGTTGCCAAAGTCAGATGATGAATGAGTAAACGCTAACCCCACCATTTGCAAAGGGTTCATGCCAGACACCCCAATACCACGATCCGTTAATGAGGCACGGGCAAGATCGCGCAAGTTATAACTAGCATAAGCATTTGATGCCTCACGCTCTGCGTGGCCTGCACGGGTTAATAGCTGGGCACGAATTGAGTCACCCACAATGTTACCGTTGCTCGAGTGAATCGTCGTGCGAGGCAGCACAGCACACGGCGTAGTGTCTTCACCCAACTTAGCCAAAATCATGTCTTTGGCTTTTTCTGCGTCAACATCATCATTGGCAATACAGCTATTTTTAAGTTCAGCTAATTGCGGGAAATGAACAAATGCACTGTTAATACCGTCGATACGCGCCTTGTTCATTGCCTTAGCTGCAGCTTGAATATCAGCTTGCGACGGTGCCGCGGGTGCTGGTACCGATGCAGCGGGTGTTGGTGGATTAGCTGCTGGCGCAGGCGGGTTTGGGGTGGTAGCACCGATATTGCCCTGTTGTGCTAGCAGGGTTTGTAATGCTTTAGGCATATTATTAAAGTCCTTCAGTCGTTTAAAATTAATTGATGCAGCCATTTGCATCGGTTCTATCACTTCATCTGCTAGCCCAAGAGCAACCGCTTCTTGTGCAGACAACCAAGTGTCTTCTTTAAAAAATTGTCCTAGCTGTTCATCACTTAACTTACCGCCGGCTTTATCTTGATAAGCCTTGCCCATGCTTGAGCGCCACTTATCGAGCAAGTCTGCGTATTCACGTAAATCATCAGCAGTACCAACGGCACCGCCCCAATTGCTATGGATCATCAAAAAGGCATTGGAGGGCATAATCACGGTATCGAATGCCATGCAAATAACACTGGCCATAGACGCTGCAACCGACTCAATACAAATCGACTTTTGGCAAGGCCAGCGAGCAAGAATGTTATAAATGGCCATGCCGTCCATCACATCGCCGCCACCCGATTGAATGTAGGCTTTAATCTGCGACACTTTGCCCATTGCGCGTAGGTCAGTGGCGATTTGTTTGGCGGTAAAGTCCCAACCAACATCGCCATATAAAATTAATTCGACCACGCCATTGGCAGCACCTTTCATGCTGTAGAAACCGCGTTTCTCTTTACTCTCGGTCAAGCTCACTGATGCGCTTGGCATTATCATTGCGGCGGTTAGCGCCAGATGCAGTTTTGTCTTTTTCACTTGGGGTTACTCCGTCTTGTGGCTCTGGGTCGTTACCCGTGACCATGTCGTTTTCGCGGTTAAACTTCACCTCACGTTGACGTTGGCGTTTAACTTCGCTTGGATTACGGCCACGAGCTCGCGCCCAGTCAGCCTCGGTGGCAACGTTTCCCGCCAGCATCATTTCCCACCCTTGGGCTTCTTTGCGGGGGTCTATCCATGGCATGGTGGGGCCGTAATAAACGGCATCAAACAAGGTGCGGGTGTCGATGTCTGGCGGCAGGGTTAATGGGTCTTGCTTGTTCATTAACTCCATTTCCAACCAGTTACGAAACGCAGGCCGCGCCCAACCGGCACAAAACCATTGCTGCATAATGCGGTTAGACTCATCTTGCTCAACCAGCTCTTGGCGTTGGCTTGAGTAGCTACCTTGATAGTCACGGGCAATGCTCGAGTAACTGCCTCGGGTACCCGCAGCACAGGCTTTTAACTGGCCATTACGAAAATCGACTAAATGCACGTTGGGGCGATTTGACTCAATCATGCCGACATCTTCACCAACAGCAAGATCGTCAAAGGTCATGCCTGGTGCAATGTTTATTTCGCGGTCAGCCTTAGCATCACCATCTAGGCCAAACATACTGGCGTCACCGCGTTTGATGTAAAACGCTAACGCTGCAGCAATACGAGCGGCTACCCGTTCAGATTCCTCATAGTCTTTAATGTCGCCAAGGCGGGTTAAAATGCCGTGAAAAATACTGATACCGCGCAGCTGGTGCAAACGCTTAAACATGCCAAGGTGCAGCATGTTACTGGCGGGTACGGCTTTAGTTTTGTAGCGAAAGCCAATTTGGTCAGACGGGTGATCAAACAAAACATGGTAATTAACCACCTGCCCCCAACCATTAACCTCTAACCCTTGTCGAACGCGGGTGGATACATCGTTAAGTTCAAACGGAATGTAATCAGGCTCTAACGCCTCAATACTGTATTGCGTGCCTTGCGGGTTGAGATGACCAAACTTAGCCACCTTGCCACGCACTTGATGGCCGAATACTTCACCATCGCGCAATGCGGTACGTAACACTAAGCGTTCAAGCTCTGGCCGTGTGTAGCGCCCTGTTACATCAGGCTTTAATGACCATGCAGCAAAACGACGCTGAATATCATTGGCCAAATCATCCAGTATTTCACCACTAATACTGCGGGGCTGTGGCTCAACCACAATGCCTTGGGCACCAATTACCCGCTCTTCCATGCGATCTAAAATACCAATACTCAGGTCGTGGTTTTCGTCTAACCAACGCGCTTGTTCGCGCAAGCTTTTACCTGCAGCAAACACCGCTTGGTTGGCACCGCGCCCTTCTTTGTTGGCTTTATGGGTTCGGCTTGGGCTAGCAGCTTCGTAACCTTTAAGGTTGCGATAACTCATCGCGGCCGCCTGTCGTTTTAGCGCCCAGCCAGGGGATAAATACGATAGTGCATCGTTAATAATGCTCATATTGATTCCTAGTTAAATCGGGCGAGTGTGGTACCCCGTGGGCGGGTGTACATGCTTAAGGTGCGCTGCCATTCCATGCGGCCTTTACGAATTTGTTCCAGGTCTTCTGTACTCATCATCTTGCCGTTGATGCTAACGGACTTACCCGCCAGTACATCTTTTTCGGCTTCGATATACAGCGCGACCATGTCTGCCGCTTCTTGCTTTGACATTACAGCCAGCCTCCTGATTTAACCGAACCACCATTTAGCCAGTTATTGGCTTGGCTCTTTTTCGGTTTTTTGGGTTTGGGGGATTCATCGGTTGATGATGGGTTTTCGTCTTTATTGGTTATCACTTTACTGAGCGAGTCGAGATTAATGCCAAACCTGTCAATGGCGATATACAGCGCAGCCAAGGCATACACAAAACAGTCCAGCGCTTCGTTACGTCTGCCGCCAGCTTCCCAGCGATAAACAATGCGACCGTCGCGGCGTGTCGGCAATTTGCGTTCAGACGTTAACTGTTGCAGTTCGGTGTCATCACAAATGCTGTCGTTCAGTGGCAAATGGATTGCACCAGGTGTACGCGTATCAACACTGGGTTGAGTGCGCATCATGGCCATGATCAACTCTTTGGCGTTGTCGGTACCCACCTCGGTTAAATACACACCTTTGTTGCTTCGCTTACGCGGGAAATTGGCAATTGGCTTGCCGTACATATTGGCGCCTTTAATGGGTACCACGCGAAACAAACCCAACTTTTTACTCATTGAGTAAACGGTATCGGAGTAGTGGCCGCCCGAATCCCAACACGTTGTGCCAATACTCAACACAATGCCGTCGTTACGGGGGTAACTTTGGTTTAAGCGCTGCGCGACTTTATCGAGTAGCACTTGGCTGGCTGGGTCGCCATACAAAATAAACCTATCGATTAAGCCGCACTCTTTACCTGCACCCCACCCCCAAACACGGCCTTCGTATCGGTCGTCTTGGGTATCAACACCCGCGGTGACATACACAACCCAATCGGGCATTTTGCCGTTGGGGTACATTTCGCGGCGACGGCCTAAGTCTTCCCACTCGATGCGTTCGCCGTTGTCGTTGTCCCATGGCTGGCCCAATTTTGTGTTAACAAAGGTTTGTAACTTTTCTTTATCACCTTTAGCTTTGTAAAACTCAGTGACTAACTTGGCCCAACTGTTAAGCGTGTTATAGGCCGACCAGATATAAATCGAGATATTTTCGGGCGTTAAAAAGTCGTCGCCGTCTTTATCAAAAAAAGAAATAAAGTCTGAGGTGTAAACACCCGTTTTGTCGCATATCCATAAAGCGCTTGGGTGTTCTTCCATGTCATGCAGTTGATTGTTTTCAATGCAACAACCGCAGTGCTCGCAAACGTAATAGGCTGTTTTTGGCTCGCTACCTTGCCACTTAATACCAAAGGGTTCAGTTTTACCGCCCCACTTTAAATGCTGCAATTCATCACAATGTGGGCAAGGCAAGTTGAATCTAAATTGGTACTGGCTTTCGCTACAGGCCTTTTCAATTTGGCAGGTCCCTAATACTTTAGGCGTTGAACCCCGTATCGATTTAGGAAACAACGACAGTTCAACACGGGTGTCACCCAACGATGTGGCATTACCTTCGTGTTCGATTGACTCATCAAAACCGGCTAACTCATCGTAAATAACGTCATCGGTTGATATTTCACGATAGTTAGCCGCGGCGGTACCACCACGCACCATTAAGGTTTTACCGTTGGTAAAAATTTTATCTTCTAAGGTGCTGTCTTTATGCTTGCGGCCAATCCACGGCGCTAGGGCTTTCCAAATCGGCATATCACGTATTGCGGTTTCAACGTGTTTTTTCATAAACGTTTTGGCGGCACCGTCACGTGGCTGGTATATCAGCACGTTACGCTTTTTGTGTTCTATCTTGTAGCCAGCATTGGCCATCAGCATTTTGGTGTAACCCACACGCGCAGACTTCATAATGTTCAGCGTGGTGATTTGGTCGTTACCCATAGCATTTAATATACCGATTTGAAACGGTAAGCTTTCCCATTTGCCTTCGGTGTACGATGATTCAGACGACATATAAAAATGCGTGTCGGCGTATTCACTACAGGTCAACATAGGTGGACGATAAAACGATTTAAGGCCAGCAGCGACAGCAGCTTTCAAATTTTTAATCTGTGCTTCTGATATATTCATCTAATAAATCCTCAATGCCGTTGGCCAGTTCAGCGGCGGTGTTTTGGCTTTTAATCACTTCGGCGCGAATAGCGTCTATGGTGCGTTCAGGCATGTCGGGGAATTTACGTTTTACACGAATGTGTATTTGGTCCAGCACCGGCGATATTTGCGCGGCAATACGGCTAAGCACAAACGAGCAAAACGTCACCTCAACCACTTCTTTGCCGTCTTTTTCGTTTTTAAGCTCTTGGCCGTAGGCTTGCGCTTTGATTAAGCGGTAACGCTCAAAGTCGATATTGGGTTTTTCGTTATCTTCGGGCGTTGGATTGCTTACATGTTTTTTACGCTCATTAGCCACGCGGTTACCCACCACGTCGCTCATGGTGTATAAACACTCACGGCCTTTTTTACTGTGTATCGGCACATCCCACTTATCGAACGCCTGAGTACTAATGCCCAAACTTTTGCACAGGTCGGTTTTATTCAGTAGCACTGGCTCGGCGTCGGGTGTTTGAATACGTGCCATTAGCTAGTCCTTGTGAATATCGTCTAACACATGGCTACATCGTTCTTGTTCAATATGCTGTAATTGTTTGGCGAGTAATTGTGCTTGCAACGTTTGTATGTGTTTTTCACCCTGTCTCTTACGGGCCTGATAAAACCAGTTAATAAACGCGGTAAACACAGCACACAACACGCCGACTAACACCCCAATATCCATATCGTTCACATAACTGCCTGCAGCGGTAAAAAACGAAGCAATGTAAGACAATAACGAGGTGAGTTTTGCACTTAGGTCAGTCGTTATGCTCATATTGCTGCCGCCATTGTTGTAGGCGCAGCATGTTTGCATTACAACTTGCTAGCGCATTGGTTTGAGTAAGGGAATGATTCAGTAAATCCAGATTTGAGAACCCGATAAAACGTGGGTTATCACAAAGCTCAAGCCAATCAGGGGGCGGTAACACATAAACCGTTTTGGTCTGTGTCACCACTTTCACAATCGGTTTGCTTGAGCAGCTGCACAGCATCACTAGGCAAATCAGTATTAGCCCATGTTTTAGTTGGCTCATGGTTTGATGTCCTTAGCTGATTAGCACGTTCTAGTTTGTGATCTAACGTCGATTGGAGATCGGCTACTTGCTTGCGGTGCGAAGTATTTAGCTCGGTGATAATGCGGTGATCACGTTCAAGCGTTTTGATGCGTTCATCTTTGTTAGCGTTGCTGCTCAATAACGCATCCACGCTAACTTGCGATTGCAGCAAGTCATGGCTTAATGTTCCGTTTTTAGCTTTAAGTGAGGTAATGCCTAACGCGCCAAAACCAACTACCGTGGCTAAAATGATGACAATGCATAGCAGCACTGTGGTTTTAAAGTCGTTAAACATTACAAATCCCTCAAACAATAACGCCGCTCATTTGAGCGGCGTTTAATTAAGCCAGGTAACTTTTTCTTCTTGGCGTAAACCCACCTCGGCAACTCGTTACATGCGCCAACGCGATCACCTGCCCACAACTTTTTACGCAGCGTCGAAGCCCCAAAAGCCTCGGCCCCAACGTTGTAGATAAAACTCAGGTAAGCAATGTGTTCACCCTCGCTTAATGGCGGGGTAAGTTTCACCAATTCACGGTCAAAGGTGTTAAGGCTGCTAGCCAGCATGTCTAAGCACTGCTGGTTGGTGAACACCATGCCAAGCTTAATGTTGTGGCCAGTTTGGCCAAAGCAGGCCGTTTCAATACCGGCAGGGTCAACATAGGTGCGTAATACTTCACCTTCACCCGTAGCAACTAACACACCTCCAGTAAGAATGGCACCAGTAAACCCCAGCGCCAAAAGCCTTGTTTTAATATTCATGCTGCACCTGGTAAATATGAGCAAAAAAAAGGGCTCCAATACAGGAGCCCAACGGCGATGATGTAACGAGAGTTGTTGAAAAAAGGAACCAGAGAGGAAGCAAAGCCAGTTACGCAGTGGTATCAAGCTTATATAAACTGTAGCTGTTTTTAGGGGTAAAAACACGCCATATATGGCGTGTTTTACGCCACATATGGCGTTGGTCGAATTGGCTTTGTGTGATATGTAAAACCGATAATTTTTAAATTTGATTTAAAAGTTATCGGTTAAGTGAGTTTCTGCAAGTAAGAATACGGTAATAGGCTTTAACACACTGAATCAAATTATGTTAACTATGGTGGATTGAGTTTAGCGCCGTTTTAAGTGGCAAATTTGAAGCACAGCGTAAAATTTGTCTGACAGCAGCCCCTTGTTAAAGGGCTGCAGGTAAGTGCACCAGTCTATTATTTGTTGGATTTCCTACGGTTACATTCACGACAGAGCATTTGCCCGTTATCCAAATCTGTTTTCCCACCTTGTGACCACGGGGTAATATGATCAGCCTCCATCTGAACGATCTCAAAGTGTTCCGAACAGGCGGAGCAAATACCTTTTTGTCGCTCATATAAGATTCTTTTTTGACTATCCGTAAAGGCTCTTATACTCAAATATTTTTCGTTTCTCGTAAGTAAATACTCGTACACACCTTTCTTTTTGGTAACTTCATCATCACTCATCAACTGAACTATTTCAGCTTCTAAACTATTCGGATCGAGGTTGTCATCTTTATGAGTATTGTAAAGTTCCCCCCAAGAAATACCCTTCATTTCCTTACGGTACTTTGGAAAAGTAGCCTTGACCCAATTAATAACAGATTGAAAATATAACCATAACTGATTGGCATTTTGATCATGCTGATGTTCTGCCATATAGGCCTCTATATCACCCCCATTGATCCATGAGATAGTGGTTTCAAGGTAATCTTGGCGAATAGCTGACCCTGTCATGTACTTGTCAGCAATTTGTGACGCTGCACACTGTGTCTTAGAAAAATAACGCTTAACGTCTGATGTCCACGAACCTGCATAAACTGCATTTCTTAGTTCTTGATCTGTTAACTTTTCGCCTGCGATGTTGATTGTGCGAAACCAATCCAATTTTTCACTATCTACACCGCTACACTGATAAACCGTTAACTCGTAGTTGAGTATTGAATCTTTTTCATCTCCATAGAGGTTATGAAAATAACGATCCTTATATGAAAAGACTCCATCTACATATTGGCAGAGAGAAATAGTACGCTGTTGACCGTCGATAATTTCAAAGCCATTTTCAGTTACCGCCCAATACATTGTATTAAGAGGAAACCCTCGAGTAACAGTGTCAATCACTGCTTCACGCTGCTTGTCATTGTAAACAAACTCGCGCTGGTAAGGTGGACGGATATTTAGTAATCCATTAAAACCTACTACCCCAGCTTCATCATTATCTTGGTAGCTATCGATCAGCTCTCTGATGGTTATTTTTTTTAGATTAATATCCATTTATGCCTCTTGTGTTAAAGGATTACGATTGCGAATAAAGAGACGTTTGTAGACTTTTTTTCCATCGATCATTGCTTGTGCAACTCCACTTTCAGGCTTCCAAAGTCCTCGTGAAAAACCTTTGCCTTCACTCTCTGTAGCACCGATTATCTCGAATTGCTCTGGGTTATACTTTGTAAGGAAGGTAATAGGTACTCCCATTTCCCCCTTGTAATCCATAGGAATATTTTGTGTCCTAGAAACTTCAATTGCATCGTAATTATCATAGCGCGGATAAGCAGCTTCGTTGCCATAGTAACGCTGCACTAAGATCATTTCTTCGTGCCGTTTATTATGGTCAAGGCTTGTATACCAAACTACTCCGGATACTCGAATCATGCCTTCCTTATGATCGGCATCAGAAGCTGTATCCTCGTAGTGCGGTGCTATAAAATGAGCCATATTTCTTTTAAACCCGTAACCTAACCACATTTTGTTGTCTTTGATTACCGGGAAAACATCTTTATAGGTGATTGCATTCTGATGGCCGATAATTATAAACTTTTTATCGAGGCTAGCTAATTGAGCCACGTACTCGCTGAATAAGGAAAAAGGCGGGTTGGTAACAACAATATCCGCTTCTTTTAAAATTTCTATGCACTCTTGGCTGCGAAAATCTCCGTCTCCATTAAGTAGCGTCACTTCAATATCATCCGGCGTTGGCAGATTGTTTGTGACGCCGCCTAGATATTCAAGCTTCGTAGCTTGTTCTGATTCCCCCTGACTGAAAAGATCAACACTCTGGCTTCTATAACAAGTAGTAATTAGTTTTTTAAGGCCTAGAAACTCAAAATTTTTCGTGAAGTACTCAAAAAATGCACTGACATATGGATCATCACAATTACAATAAACCACTTTGTCTTTGAAGTGATTACGGTAATGGCGTAACTCCCGTTCGACATCGACTAATTGAGTGTAGAACTCATCTTTTTTGTTGCGTTTTGCAGATTGCAGACCGCTATTTTCGTTTGCCATCTATCTTAAACTACCTTCTTACTTAAATTATATTTCAGCGCATTATTCCACACGGGGAGTTATTGATGAACTTCCAGTATCGCTCAGCCCTCTAACGAAGCGGTAGAATAACTCTAATAGCCAAATTAAATTACCTTTACACAAAAATATATATTTAATCTTCTACCGAGTAAAAATCAACTTTAATACCCGCTTCAAGAAACATTTCATATGCTGTTTGACCACTTAAGTCCCATGTTTTTCCATTAGTATCAGGCTTTAACGCAACAACTCTTTTTACCCCTGCTTGAATAATCGGGCCTGCGCACCTTGCACAAATAGGCTTCCCCCAAACATAAAGAGTAGAACCAAAAGATCTTGAGCCCGCAGCAATTAAAGCATTTACCTCTGCATGTACGACTAACTCTAACTTAACGGCCTTATCCGTAAGCCGCTCCGCTGAATCTTCAACACCCATAGGAAAACCATTGTAACCAATAGATATATCACCACCTTTTTTTGATGATAATGCAGCTCCAACTTGAGCATTAGGATCTTTAGACCATTCTGATACATGTTTAGCTAATAAACAAAAACGGATATCCCACTTATTCATTTCTTTTGATTCAATTAAAAAATTCATTCTTCATCCTGAAATTATTACGCTGAGGTTGATTAGATTTTCTAGCGTTTTAGTATTTGTGCGTCGCGCTGTTTGCATGACAAAAACCGCTTTTTAGACTTAGCCGATGCCGAGTCCAGGTTAATGGCTACACTTTATGCTATAGGAATTTTCTTTTTTTGATGCGAGCTCTGGGCAGCAAATTAATGTTGAATTGATTATGAGGCTTGATTTGTATGTGTTCAATTGCAATTCCCTTGTCATTGTGGTGTTCCATCACATTTTTTAATGTCTAACTGATTCAATGAGGATTATATACTCGATTGACTCACTACTTAGCTCCGCGCAGCGGCTCTATTTACATGAGCCAGAATCAATTTTTTTCCCATCTAAATCAAGCTTTTCCCAACCTTCACTCACACGCTGTGGAGGATAAATACTCATGTGATGCCAAGTATGATATTTCGCAACTACATCTCCATCAGGCGTCACTTCATCATAATAATCATCATCGTTGTCCATACCTTTACGCTGAGAGCTTTTAGAGCCTGTTGAAACTAAATGATTGCCTTCAGATATTGGCAGATAGCGAAATTTACTTGCTTCTAGCATACGGATACTCCTTCTATTGAGGTGCTTTGCCTAACAGCTTATTGAACGGCTCGACCGATAAAGCCGAACGTTTAAGTTATTGATGAGTATAACCTTACATTTTATATGTCTTTGAAGTAAAGCTATTTAATGTCTCTTACACTCAAATAAAAAACTTAAATTGCGCGTTAAAAGTGTCAACGTCAAATTTAAACAATAAACCAAACAATATCAATACATTAGAGTAAGGCGTTAAATCTGCCAAACGGTTAGCTTAATATTGCCCCATTTGTTGCTAAGTCTCTAAAACACATACGCTTTGCTTTAGGCAGCAAATAGCTGTGTGATCAAAGGTTCTCGATGACACTATGTTAGCTTTATAAAATGGCTGAAGGGTTATCGCTAACTCACTTAACTGATAACAAATTGACAAATGCGCCTAAGTGGGGCGATACTAATCATGCATTGGCAAAATCCAATGCCGGGATTAGCCTCTCGCAATACCCAAGGCGCAATAGTCGCCAGCCCAGAGCTGGTTTTTTATTGCGTGATTCAGCGCACCACTACTATGGTGGGCTGGATGGGGGCACTTCGGTGCGCCGCTTCCTTGGGGCGGTAAGGCTAACCCTGTTCAGCTCATCACCCAAGTTTAGCCTTCTTGGTTGATGAGAACTCACGAACCAAGGAGTTTCATCATGCATGCATTAACAAATCAAAATCACCCAACGCAACTCGTTTTTATTAACGACAAACAAACCATTACCAACTCACAGGTTGTGGCCGATTATTTTGGCAAAAAGCATTACAACGTCTTACGTAAAATTGACGAAATAATCACCGATGCGCCCATTGAATTCACGTCAACTCATTTTCGAGTTCACGCAGTAAAACTGCGAGCTGGGGCTGTAAATCGTGATTCTAAAATTTACGAAATGACCAAAGACGGTTTTATGTTTTTAGTGATGGGCTTTACCGGTGCCAAAGCTGCCGAACTTAAGATCAACTTCATTAATGCCTTCAACGAAGCCCAAAAGCGACTTAGCCGCACTCAACATCCGTTTGAGCGTCAGCGCATGATGTTTACATGGGAAGGCGGCAAAATAGTGAGCTCGCAACCGATAGATGATGACCAGTTTGTCACCAGCCGCGATAAATTAGTGCAGTACATGCGCGAACCCCGCTTTTTATCGCTTGAGCAATTGCTAGAAATCAGTGAAGCCGCAAACCAACAAATCGCGACACTAGCAAGATTGGCAGAGAAAAAAGCTCGTTTACGCTAAAAACCACAGTTAAACGCCCATAAAAATGGCTACATCAAGTAGCCATTTTTGTTTGTTTTTCAAAACATCTTTTTGGAGAAATTCTATAGTCTCAACGCCGCAATAAGGGGCTAAAAATTGTTTACTAAAATGTTGAGGAAAGAAAACAGCAAACTGTTTTTAGTTCCTTATTGGCTTTTTAAGGGCCCACTGCTGCATACTTTCAGACATTTTTTCTAATACAAGAGATTCAGTATTTTCAGACAAGTCAATTAACTCAGCTAAAACAACAAACGACATTAAAGCTACTACCTGAATTAGCTGAACAACTTCTTTGTCATCTATATTAGGAGTTATATAATTACCATCGCCCAATTGTCGGAAGGCATTCTGGTTGCCGCCATGAGCATAACTATGCATTAACGGGCGCAACTCTTCCCAAACCTTAGACAATATAGGCGCGTTACCAGAATATTCTTCTATTTCTTGAACAAGATCCCAAGTACTTTTCCACTTGTCTTTATCAATACATTCATTTATTTGTTCTTTGCTCGCACACCTATTAAGCCATACTGACCTATATGTTGTTTCTAGCAGAGGTCTTAAGAGCGCATATGATGAAGCAAAATTTCTTTTTTGAATTAAAAGCTGTATAGCATCACAATGATTAAGAGAAACAAAAAGCATCGCAGAAATAAATCTATTTTCATTTGTTCCTTTCACAGAACATTTTTCAGACTCTTGCCATATAATTTTTAATTGATCTCTGAGCTTGAAAATACACTCCATATTCAATGGGCCTTTAACGTTTTAGTATTTATGCGTTGCGCTGTTTGCATGGCACAAACCGCTTGTTGAACTTGGCCGTTGCCGAGTCCAGGTTAATGGGTACGCTTTATGCTATAGGGATTTGCTTTTTTTGAAGCTAGCACTGGGCTGTAGAGCAATGTTGAACTGATAATATGGCTTGGTTTGTACGTATTTCATTGAAATTCCCTTGTCATTATGGTGTTCCATCACATCTTTTTTAAGTCTAGCTGATTCAATGAAGTTAATATACTCGATTGAGTCGTCATTTGGCTCCGCCCAGCGGCTTAGTTCAACGCTTTGCTAAACGGCAAGAAAATAGTTGGCTAATGTTAGCGAGGAACGAGCAAAAGCCAACTGTTTTTTATCCGTTTAAGTAACTTGTTAGATTTCATCTGCATCTAATGGAATTATCAATACATTGGAAAGATTATGAACTGAACTTCATTGCTTTTAGCACTTTTTTAAAATCATATACGACACTCCTAATTTCCTTTAATTCTGCATTTGCTTTTCCAAGTATTGTAGCTCCTTTATAAGAGCTTGAATCAGTTTGGTCACCTAGGCTCTTCTTATACATTAAATAATCTAATATTTGCATTTTATAATTGTGTAAATGACCCTTAACTTTTTTGGGATAGCTACACGACTTTTCATCATATTCAGAGAAAAACACTACCAGGTCGTTCATATTCTGCAAATGTAAAGAAACATCCTCCTCTAACTTTTTGTTGGGATCGCTAAACTGAGTGATAATGATGCTTGTTTCGATATTGCAAAATTCTTCTAACTGAATCGCTGATTTTAGCTGCACCTGTAAATCAGCATTAAATGACTTTTCTTTCACTTCTTCTTTATCTTTTTTAAGGGCCTCCCTATCTTGATCTTTGTGCTTCTTAGTAAGCCTAAAATTTATTGAACTCCAGAAGTAGTTTATACAAACTCCAAGTAACATAATGGCACTGGTCATAAGCATTATTTCTGTACGTTCAAGTGATTTAAACCACTCAATTACCATCGTGAAAGAGTTAGACATTAAATCCATTCTTATTCCTTCTAAAAATTAAAATACACTGAGCAAGCGAAAAAGCGATTTGAAACCTAACGCCCGCGTTAAGCGGACAAAAATTGTGGGTTATAATGTGTAGCGAAGCGAAACGTAACCCGCTGTTATTTTGTTCCGTTAAAACGCCTTGCTATAACCATACATTACGTACTTTCAGATCTTTTTTTGACAAAGTAACTAATTTTTTAAGACATTTGCTAGCTTCAATCTTTAGCGGTCCATAATAGTCATCAGGATCGATAATTTCGCCAACTCTAAAATCTATAAATGCTCGCAAAGCAGTATTTGCATCCTCTGAAAATAGGAATGAACCAGTATCTGCTAGCTTTCTTATTTTGGGTCTAGCTTCACCAATCATAACATTCAACAATTGCTTCTGTTCATCTGTTAAGTTATTAGTTTCCCAAGCGTTTTTATGAGTTTCGTAGTAATGCACGATATCAGAAAGGGCTTCTATTGCATTTTGATATGCCGTAACACGGAGTTCCCACCATTTCTTATGGCGAAAGTCTCGATTTGCCATAAAAGATGCGAACAACCCTGCAATGATCCCTACTGAGCCTAGTTTAATTAATTCGAGTATCACTGATTGCATATTGTCCTTGTTTAACAGCTTATTATGTCACGATGCTATTGATCATGAAAAGATACCATAGCGGCTGTACGAGTATGAATTCCATCACCAGTATTTCGGTTATAGGCATAGAATTTTTCGGCATAAAGTTTAAATTGACTTAATTCTTCAACGATTTCATTTTGAGGCTTAATTGTTGTGTCTGATGACCATAAGCATGCGGATGCTTTCGTAGAATAAGCTAGAGCTAAATAAGCCATGTCGTATATGGCCTTATTAATAAATGGATACGCTGAGCTGAGCGTATTACCTAAAGCTACCCTAGCTTCATGCAATTCAGTTGCTGTTACAGAAATATCGTCTTCATTTGTCAGGTTTTTTTCGACTGAGTCGAATAAAGGCGAAACTCTGGTTAGTGCATCCCAAATTTTCTGATAATGATTATACTCAACCTCGACTAGATATTTATGTGTATGAACAACACTTTCGTTTCTATCAGACAGCCTAGATAGGTTTTTTTTAAGTTCAGACTGCAATTTTGCAAGCAATCGATTAGATTGACTTACCTCATTAGTTTTTATTCGATTAATCCATATTGTCCCTAAATACGCAAACAAAGCACCAAGAACAACTGTTTGCCCACCAAAAATCAATAAGAGCGTGTCAATATTCAATACAACCTCCTGTGACATAACAGCTTATTCAACGGCTCGACCGATAAAGCCGACCGTTTAAGTTATTGATTAATATCATCCTACGTTTTCTATATCTTTGAAGTAAAGCAATTTAATGACTCTTACGCTCAAATAAAAAACTCAAATTGCACGTTAAAAGTGTCAACGTCAAATGTAAAAAAATAAACCAAATAATATCAATACATTAGAGCAGCCCTATTTTTCTCAACATAGTCCTTTAGGCTGCAAAAAAGCCACAGTGAAACGCCCATAAAAATGGCTACATTAAGCAGCCGTTTTTGTTAGTAGCCAATCAGAGTGAGTAGCAATGAGTTAGCAAGGAATGGGTCTGTATTTTTAATATATTTAGTAAGTTATCGCTTTACTGAGTAAAATGCAGAGTGCACGATTTTGACTAATTTTTTTTCTTGCTCGAAAGAAATGGCAATAGAAGGATCGTAATCCCAACATATACTATTGTCTTTGGTAAAAACATTTACCGCTAACTCTTGGGGTAAGCCGTCGGCCCTTTTCAACTCATTTTGAATTATCTCTTCGATGATCGACGTCTCAGAGGTCGATTCAATACAATACAATTCTGCAGTGTTACTCATAGTCATCCTTAACTAGTGAACTAGTATTTACATCAATTTAACCAGTCCATTAAAAATAACATCAAACTGAAGTGATAGAAACAAAGTTTTAGGCGATCAAAAGTTGCGGTTTAAGACGATCAAAAGTTGAGTGAAATTGTGCATCATCAAATGTAGGGTAAAACACTATTAATTCATTAACTTAATGAGTTTATTTTTTAGGTGAAATTGAATAGCAGAGATCAAGCCTATAAAACAACAACGCAACCCCCTAAATTTTTCATATGTAGTGAAGCACTGCGCTTCTCCGCCCCCGCAGTGCACCGAGCCAGAAGGACCCATTTAATTTTAACCCCAAATGAGAATCGCTCTCATTTGAGTTAAGTCAACCCAACACCTTGAATTATCGACATATATCACTCAACTATTTCAATCTCTGCCCTTCTCAACCAGTACACATAGGACTTCTTACTATCAAATCCCATCAAGGCCCACTGCCCTTTGCAGATGTAGTGAGCTCTAATGGCCCGTATACATTGCGGTGCTAACCGTTCAATCATCATATCGAAGTGCCTAACCTCACGAGGGGGTGTTATCTCGACTACTGCCGAACTACCGTAAACAATCACCTCGCCTAACTTGTCGCACTGGCTTCGGCTTGCGAACCCTTGGCCAAATTCTTGATGGGCCCAATAGTTACCCCAGCGCGTTAACCCATGACGCAACGCCTTCATGTTCAGCGTCACTTGTTGATGCTGCAGCTGCTGCACATTAATCTTCACCATTATTATTCACCATTAATAATCGCCCTTATTTCATCAATCCCTAACTTAAACACCTGGGCGCATATTGCCGACACATCATCAAACGGCACTCTCACATCACCCCGTTCCCAACGCTGATAAGTCCGTTCACTTACCCCGTAAATCTCGGCCACTTCGGTCTGGGTTAGCCCGCGAATATTCCTGCCTGTTTTCAAAAAATCAAACCCGCGTAATGCCATTTCGCCCCCAAAAACCTCTAATTGCATATTCTTCTAATAATGATGCAGTGATCATCACAGCCACCCACTGGCAGTCATGGTTTGACCGTTCTCAACTTCCACAGACGATCTAGGCAATATCTCGGGCGCAACAGAAGAAAACCCACGATAAATTAAATATTGATGATATTGCTCTAACGCTAAACTCATGCCCTTATCCAAGGTCGATTTAACGTACTTACGCAGCAACACAGGCAAGGCATGATTCAACAAACGTTCACCAATCATGGTATCGACACCTAAGTCCGCAACAATGGTCCTGAACAATCGACGTAAATCATGGCTAGTGAAATGTTTAAAACGAATTTGAGTGTGCCAATCATGAGCACAACGAATGGAAATAGCCCCACTGGTGCCAGGGAACAAATACGCGCGTTTGCCAACATGCTTAAGCTGCCAACATTTATAATGCTGAATAAGTGCTTTAGCCGACTCCGTCATCGGTACTCGATGCTCTTGTTTGTTCTTGGCATTACTGGCCGGAATAACCCAATAATCACCAGCAAAATGCTCCCAACGAGCCAAACGAGTTTCGTTAATGCGCGTACCAAACATCATCATCAATACAAACAACATTTGCACCGGCATCACCACTGCACCTAAACGAGTAAACAACTCAGCCAAATCCGACTCAAACAAGCGCGTATCCAAGGCATCATTCACTTTAATGGAATACGTCACCCGATAACCAGCAAGCGGATTGGCGTTAATCAAACGAAGCTTTGAAGCCGCAGCAAACACCGATTTAAGCTTATTAACGGCTTCACGAATGTACTTAGGTGAAAACCCGTCAACCAACATCGGCTTAACTAAACTCACGTCAACCGTCATAAAGCTCACATCATGCAAACGAACATCAGCCAACCTCGGCAACAAATGACACTTGATCATCGACTTAATATTGCTGCGCCAACTCTTGCTATAAGTGGTGTTATTGGCAATATGTTCCTGGTACCACTCAAGCAAACTGCCAACCGAATCAAACTGGCCTGTCACCATGCCGCCCACATTGCGTTTAGCCAACATCACCGGCAAATCAGCGCACAAAGTCTTAATACACATGCTTGGCCAAGTACCCACCTTTTGCCAAACTGTCTTACCGTTTTCATTCAACACCAAATGAACACTCGCCCGCGTTCGGCCAGCTGCAGCACGTAACCGAATTTCAGGAAACTGCGGATCACGATAATCACGAATAACACCACCGTTTAACCAACGCCTTAACGCCGCATCGTTTAACTTACCAACCTCAACACCAGATGCCGCCTTTACCATCATCAGGCCACCAACCTATATTCCCAAGCGGTGCACTGTTCACGGCGGCGCTTTTGCTTAACCGAATTGGGCAACTCGCGCCAACGGGCACTTAGCGCTGTTTCGCTATCGTGCACCCCAAACTGGTCAAAACACTGTTGTTGGATTTCGTACAAGGTGAGAAAACGGCCACTGCTTAACACTCGCAGCAAACGCTCTTTTTGAGTCAAAGATTGATTACTCATCGTTAGCACTCCTTAAACCAAGTTGACGCCTAAACTTTGCCACCAACGCTTTACCCTCAGCAGGTTCAATGCGGCGGGTAGCACGAGTGGGTAACGCTTTAGGCAACTCAACATCAACCAACTCACCATTGCCGTATTTACGACATAAAATTTCGTACTGGCGGGTAAACATGGCGAGTACGTCTTTTTCTATGCCGGTAGCAAACAACCAGGTACCACATTGGCGCACAGCCAAGCCAACAACGTCATGGCTCCATTTATGCCGTTCTAAATGATGATAATGGCGCTTAGCCTCTTGATAAGCCGAATCTAAATCAGGCAAACCATAATCAAAAGCCGTTGGCTGACACCACAATGCAAACTGGCGTGGTGTTGGCCAAAACTGGCGATCGCCCTGCTCGCGTCTTGCTCGAGTTAATCCCATTTGCACTTGATCACGGCTACTCACGCCCTGAGCTGCTAGCGTTTTAACCCACTCGGCTTTGTGCAACGACTCAACATCATCCTTGGGCGCACCAACCGGAAACAACACGCGCAGCTTTGCAAACACACTATCGACAATCGCCACATCCATTTCAGACAGCTGACGGCCTGAGCCATTACCCTGCATAGCGCCAACAATTGAACCTGTATTAACCAATGTTTGAATCGACTTCATATCAACGGGTCCTCTGGGTCAAAAACGGCATGAGACCAATCGGCCTTAACCGCTTGCTTAGCTACTAGGCCAGCGTTAACCAGCCAATCGAACTCAAAACCAATCCAGCAACGTGAAGCGCATAACGCAAAAACATCATCAACCGAACAACCCGCAGCAACGGCTTTCATCAAATGCGGTGCCAGGCGATTAACCGCTGTTTGGGTCAATTTGGCTTTTTTCTGTTTGCGAACGGCTAACCAGTCTTTAAAAACTTGGTCGCTTGGCAAATCAGGCCACAGAGAAAAATCCAAAGCTGATTTTTTCGATGTGGTGACTACATCTTTTAAAGATTCATTGACTGGTTCTAAAGTGACTGGTTCTGGGTGCAGGAGATTCACTAGGGGTAGTGCAGCAGATTCACTAGGTAGTGCAGGAGATTCACTAGGGGGTAGTGCGACAGATTCACTACCTAGTGCAGCAGATTCACCACCTAAAGCGCTTTTTTCATCAAAATTTAGGTGAAAAACATTAGATGAATTACCCTTAACACCCTTGCGATATTCACGACGTAATAACCCCGCCGCCTCAAGTTTTTTAACGTGGTCCATCACACTACGACGGCTAATTTCGCACTGTTCAGCAATGTAACTATAACTTGGCCAGCACTCGCCCTGGTCGTTCGCGTTATCCGCCAATTTCAATAACACCAATTTACGCAGTGGATTGCCCACTTTCGTTTTCATGGCCTTAACCATCAGTTCCATACTCATGCGGGGCACTCCCACGCACTCAATCTAGCAATAGCTAAATTGACGAAACACAAATGCTTGAGTAACATAATATTGCCTCTCTTTAGGTATTAACCCCGTTCGGTCGCCAAACTTAAGCGGGGTTTCTTATTTCCAAAACACACATACAAAAGAGTTGATCATTCGTTTCTGTTTTCAATATAAATATCCCGCGCCAAGTTAGTCCGTAACTGGTAATAAATATCGCGCCGCTTCATATGTTTGGCTTGATTAACTGGGTCTATTCTTGTTATCTCAATCGAACGCTCGGCGCGTTTTTCTTGCATCAGCAAATAACCCATAAACCAATCCACACTCGCTTGTGGTAACAACAACGTATTTGAACCACCTAATATCGCTTTACTCACCAACTTTTCCGCAATAGCCTCCAAACGGTCTGCCTTAACCTCAATCAATTCGGGTTCACGCTTTAACAACTCAATAATTCTGCCTACCTGTGAACGCCTAAAATTATCAAACGCAGTAAAACCATAAAAACACGCCACATCATCCTTAAATTTGACTTCACACATTGGTGAAGTATGTTTGTTCAATTCAGAAACAGTTTCCATACTGCAACCGGCTTCATGCAGTAAAGTCGCAATACCAGAAGAGCTATTGGTTGGGCACGTTCTTATCACCGCAGCCATAGCATTAATTTGCTGCTGACGGCTTATGCGTTCAAATGCTTCTTTTTCTTCTGGTGACTCGACCATATCAATAGGGCGATAAACTAATGTTGCTAGATGACTGTCTGTGATACCGCATCGCATCCAATTGACCTCAAAGCCCTCGTTTATTTCATCTGCAAACACGTATTTGTATGTAGTGGCAGTAATATCCTTTATCCAAAAAAGTTTTCCCAGTGGGTTTTTGTCATAAGCCTGCGCATCTGTTGGTGCATCTGAAAAATCATTATTCATCACACTGTTATCACTTAACTGAGTCATTACCTGCCCCCTTAAACATCAAACAAAAACCAACGGTTAATATCACAGCCAACACAAGCCAAACTAAAATAAATGACCACATATCAACCTCGTTTACGCATCAGCACACTGCGCTGTAAGCGTTCATAATCATCACGACAATCGGCATCACAAAAGCGTTCTGCCGTCGGTGACTCGCAATAAAAACAACGTCCAGTTAATGGCGGTAAAATCGGTTTAGCCTTGGTTAACTCGCTGGCTAAATGCAGTTCGGCTATTTTGTTAGCTTCATCAACGTTATCTGCCATGCTAACCAGCCGACTTTAAATTTGATTTGGTCAAATAAGGGTAATGCCTTTCAAGTACATCAAGTGTCAATGAAGCCACAGCACGAGATTCACGCAGTTCTCGATAAGCGGTTTCAACCAGATGACGACTCGGATTAATCCCCAAACGAATAACCGCCACTTGGGCATCACAGTTTTCTTTGGTTAACGTTGCCGCCATATCATCTGCACTTAACGACATAGCATCACCCATATGATCAACAACAACTGTCACGCCAACCATGCCGTAAACATCGTTTAAATATCCAATGCGTAACTCAACTGGCATCGCGGCCAATATCGCCTGTTCAACATGAAACAAGCGTTCTGGCACTGCATGCTGCCCTTCATACTGCCCAAGCCAGCGGAAAATCTTTTGCGCATTCACTCGCGCATTGTTGTAAATATCATCCGAGTAGGTAAACGTAATCCCCTCTTTAGCCAACACCGTCGCCAGCTTTAAGTCATCAACCGCCTGCACTACCGCAGTGGCCAACGCCGAACGACTGACCTTAGGTAATTCAAGCCACGCATTAATGGCTTTCATCAATAGTTCCAAACGTGATCTTTGTTTCATGCTTTTTCTCCATGCTTACGACTAAAATTAAACTGCTTGCTTGATCTGCGGGTTACCAACTTTGAGCTTACCGTTTGTGATCACTTGAATTTGATAAGCTCGAAGTAATGGGACTGTATCCCCCCACTTTGAAATTGCAGGCTGTGAAACATCAAGAACCTTAGCTAAGCGCCCTTGACCTCCAAAGTGAGCAATAACATCAGCTGTCTTCATAAAAACTCCAAAATTTTAATTAACCAAAATCATATTATAACCAAAGTTAATTAAACTCAACAATAATATTAACTTTGGTTAGTATCCAAGGTTATAACCTAAGTAATATAATTAACCCATGAAAACACTTGCCCAAAACCTTCAAGAAAAGCTTAAATCCGCTGGGATAACCCAAAAGGAATTAGCAGAACGCGCCAACATCTCTCAAGTGATGGTGCATAAACTCATTTCCGGAAAAGCTAAAGAGTCGTCAAAACTAGTTGCGATTGGTGCTGTGTTAGGTTGCACCGCAGAAGAATTGATGTTTGGTTCTAGTAAATCAAAACCAACCAGCAATGCAGAATGGGCTGGCCCAATGGAAACATGGGATAGCGGCACACCGTTAGGTGATGATGAAATAGAGATACCGTTTTATATGGAAGTAGAACTCGCCGCAGGACACGGAATAGCTGAAGCAAGTGAGTATCGTGGGCCTAAATTACGTTTTGCGAAGTCAACGCTGCGGAAATCGAGTGTTGATCCAACCAATGCAGCTTGCGTGCGTGTTAGCGGCAATAGCATGGAACCAGTATTACCAAACGGTTCAACCGTTGGTGTAGACACATCTCAAACAGATGTGATCGACGGTAAAATGTACGCTATAAATCACGATGGTATGTTGCGGGTAAAAACTTTATACAAGTTACCAGGTGGCGGTTTACGCCTTCGCAGCTATAACATCGACGAGTGGCCAGATGAACGCTACGAAGGTGAAGTTATCAAACAAATCAAAGTTATTGGCAAAGTGTTTTGGTATTCGGTTTTAATTTAACAGTAAAAGCCTAAATAAATAGGCTTTTACTAGTGCGATATTAAACTTGGAGCTGGTTATCTACCTCTAGGTTTGATACTTCCCAGTTATATTGGTCCATTAACATCGCCATTTCATTGTATACAGGTTGTTGCTTATCAATATCCCTTATGGTCAATATAATCGAAAACGGGATTAATACACCTTCTGCTTCATATCCATCCCTGTCCATTACTGAAACTCTTAGCTTCCAATCTTTTATATCTGCACCCTTCGGGAATCTATTCTTATAAACTTTAACGGGTGACCATTTATCACCATTCTTAACTAAATCACTTTCAAATAAATATAATTCATTTTGGACTGGTACTTGGGATGTAAACTTCTCACCAATAACTTTCCCAAAGCCAACTTTTACATCCATCTGACAATACTCAAATGCTTTTTGGGGATCTAATTCAGGTTGGTAAACTAAAGTTATAAAAAATTCAGCACGAACTTTACCTTCCGGGGTTCTTAAACACTCAGGTATGGGAAATGGCAATTTTCGGATTTCAAAGCTTTTTTGTGCTTTCCCTTCAAAAACCATAGTGCTTTCATAATCCTTTACAGATAAGATATCTTCGCTACCTTGTGGCTTACCCCATCCATAGTAAGACTTATGCTCATCAGCTATTTCTTGATTCAAATTTGCACTATGAATTAAGAGGGCTTTTATCAAGCTAGGTGTAGCTCTATCTCCAATTTTACTAAATAAATTAGCTGCTATTGATGAAACTATAGGAGTAGAAAAACTGGTTCCAATATCGTGATGTGAGTTACCATCAACATCAATAGAATTAACGCCAAGGACGATTGACTGTCCACCGTTAATTAACACATTCCCGCCAAAATGAACTACTTCAGGCTTTTGAACATAATTAGACACAGGACCCTTTCGACTAAAACTAGAAGGCTCGGTATTTTTAACGAATCCGTCAATATGTGCAACGGAACCTACTGTCAGGGCTCTCACTGAGTCACCAGGAGTAGAAATACCATCATCTAAGCAACCAATAGGTGGCCACGCCCGATTAGTTTGTACATAATTCCCTGCTGCAACAACACATAAACAGCTATATATATCTTGAAACTCGTCGAGCATTATAGCCATTGTTGAAATTTCAGATTTCGAAACTGGACTGTTACCACCTAACGATAAATTCCATACCTTAATTTCAGGATGCACTTTGGCTACATTATGCATAGTTTGTATTATGCTATATAAATCTCCACCATCAGAACCCAAAACTTCAACACTAAAAATTTTAGATTGGCAGTTTGGGAAACGAGGATCATAGCCATTTAAATTGAACGAGTTTGAAATTAAACCACTTACAAAAGTGCCATGTTCGTCTATTTTATAATTTGGTGCGATACAGCTTTCACGCCCAACTACCCAATGTGACAGAGGAATAAAATTAGCACTAACACCACTATCGACAACTGCTACAACAGGATATGTCACGTCTTGAATAGGAGGTAAAAAATTAGGAGGGTTTAAACCTACCGCCGCCTTAACCATGGGTTTCAGCTGTATACACTTACTAGACATAACACTTTGTATTCCAGCAAATGTTGGTAATAATTTAAGTATTGAGTTGGAAGTATTCGATACTTTATATAATCTTACAGCATTTGATGAATGTTTTTTCCATTCACATCCTTTGCTATCCAGAAAATACTCAAAGTCTGTATCAAGTTTTTTATTTAAAAGAGCTGAATTATAACGAAATAGACGAACACTTAAAGAATCTACATCTTCACGAACATCCAGATTTAATTGGTATTTCTCAATTGATTTTATTGTTGAAAGTGCTTTTATTGTAGTTTTAGCTTTGCTTTTTGATATTCTAGCACTTAGTTTGCTTAGTCCTGCTGGGGTTATTTGGATAAGGAGTTTTGAATAGCCAATATCACCGAAGAATGGGCACGTCCTCTCATTAAAAATATCTGTTGGACGGTGACTTTTTGCAATAGCATTAGCTTCAATCTCAACGACAGCAACAGTTACTGAATCAGCAAAACCTTCAACATTCTTAAGCGACTCTATCGATCCCAATAGCTCAGACCGAAATTCATCAGTGACTTCCTTAAGCGGTGTGTTATCACTTCTTCCTATTACGACTGGTTTATAATAGTCAATATCAGAAAACTTAACATGTTTTATTGGGTTTCGATTGTTAGCCATTAATTATTTTCCTTAAATATCTTTGACACATTGCTCTGAGACGTACTCCAAAGTTGACTAATAAACTTTTTACTAAATAGCTTATTGTTTATTGAGAACAATCTCTTCATGCACCAGGACCGTTCCTCAGTCTGGAAGCTTAACCAATTAAATCGGCATAATAATATTTTACGCATCAATTCAATAGCATCTACATTATCATCGTTTACAATCGTTTGTCTCAAATAATCAAATGTCACCATCTCTATTTCGGCACCAGTAAGCCCTTCACTGAGTGTTACAAAATGTTCGATTTCAGTATCATCAAATGGAAATTTATAAATAAGCTTTCTAAATAGTTTATGACGCACTTCTGATATTGGTGCTTTTAGTTCCATTTTGTAGTGGAAACGCCTACCAATTGCAGGATCAAGTAGATGAACATGATTGGTAGCCGCTACAAGTATTGTTTCTCCCAAATTATCAATATTTTGAAGTAAACTAACAACCACACGTTTTAGCTCACCAATTTCATTTTTATCATCTCTGGCTTTTGCTATTGCATCAAACTCATCCAAAAATAAAACGCACGGCTCTGAGCTTGCATATTCTAATAGAGAGCGAATATTTTTTGAGGTTGAACCAAGATAAGATGAAATTAAGGCATCTGCTCTTGCTGTGACCAAAGGTAACCCCAAACGCGCAGCTAAATTGGCAGCTAGCTTGCTTTTACCTGTACCTGGAAGACCATGTAACAATAACGTAGAGTTTATTGGTATATCCATCAAATGAAGCTGCTCTTTCTTTTGAATATAAGTAACAAAAGAATTGATAACGTCTTGATCATGCTGCTGTAGAAATATAACTTGATCATCTAAAGAAGGAAAAGTCCGATCTGCTAAAGAAAAACGATTATCTTTTTCCACAGGAACAGGTCGAGAGAAAGCAGATTGAGTATTTAATAGACTTGAATTGAGAGATGATAATTTTTCTTTAAACCCACGTAAAGCAATGTGTTCACCATCAATTTGCAGTTTTTCGCATAGTAACTCTGTATAAGAAACAACCAACTTTCGGTCACCAGAAAGAGCACCGCTAACAATTTTGTACATTTCAGGATAGTACTTCATAATTCACTCATACTTGCACTTTATGTCAAGATCTTAGCATTAAATTCACCATATCAACTAGTTTTATTACCTATCAAGAAAAAAATTTACTTGAATAAAAATTGATAACAATTCACTTATTTCAACACAAAGTAATTATCCTTAGAGAAGGATAACGCACAAGCATTTTATGAATACACATAAGACTTTTAAAAAAATAACATTATTACTCACGATAGAACCTGCTAAGTCACTCAATTCCCAGTGTTCAGGACTTGAATTAATTCATAGTTCACTGTGAACAAAAAATCATTTAAAAAAATCAACCGAAGAAATAATTAACCAAAGTTATTGACCGGTTAATTAACCTTGGTTATATTTGAGTCGTACCCAATAACTGAGGACGGCAAAATGATACTGACAAATACTCCTGCAACAGACAAACAACGTGCTGAACATTTCCACCTGGTCAGTATCCGTTTTGCCTGTCTGCTCACCACCAAACAAGACCCAATGGACTGTGAACGTGTTGCTTTGCGTGTTGCAAAACTTGAACGCCAATTAATGCACAGCAACCCAAGCCAACTGTTCAGCAGCCAATTTGAAAGCCAAGCTGGTGAATTGGGCGATAACCTCGCTATGCGTTACAACCACCACACTGGCCGCATTACCATCTGGCGCAATACCCCATTACATCAAAGCGGCAAAGTGTTCCAACTAAGGGCAAATGTATGAGTGCCGCAAACGAATACTGCGACCGTGAAATAGCCAAGTGCAAAGACATGATCCGCACTTGGCCCCACGAAGCACCATGCCTTAAGCGCTTAATTAAAGGCTGGCAACGCACTAAGCAGCAATTAAAGCAAAGTTCAACGGTCGAAAAGGTTTTGTAGGGGTGTTCTATGTTTTTTGTATTCGGAGTAAGTGAAACATTAGTTAAGAAAGCAGCTGATAAAAAGTGCAGCAGGTTCACTGGTACTTATCCAAATAGACGAGAACTCACTATTGATGAATACCAACAAAAGCCAGCCCAAACCCGTGATGAACTGTTTGCCAAAATGAAAGCACAAAAGCTAAGTCACAGCTTATCGACACCTAGTTTAGCCAGGCAATACGCAGAGTTAACCAAAGCACAAGAACAGTGCCGAGATATTGAAATTAGATACCGAAAACCAACTGGCGCCATTAACCCAAAAACGAAGAAAGAAGTTTTGGAATGGTCAACCTACATAGGCTAACAATCGAAGAGAGCAGCGATTATGAGTTACTTTAAAATTACCAACGATAAAGCAGTACAAACATTCAAATCATTTGAAGCAAGCAAAGCTGAGTTGATTGAACAAGCAACTAAATTGGCAGCTCACTTTGGCGGGGCACCTATTTTTAGCAGTAGAACTGATTGTGTTTCATTTGCAGGAATCAATTTTCATAACTTCAATAAACTTGAAAATAATCATCTATGGATGAAGCCTAAAGCGGCAAATTGTTTTGCTTCATCACCTAAATACGGTAAACCGAAAGCAGCAGACCGCGAAGCGCTAGAGGCTATCAAAGCTAAATATAACGAAATGATGCCAGAAGAAGTTTCACGCGAACCGCTTCTAAAAGCGATTGGTACTGACTGGGGCAACTGTTTGTTCACTCCTCTTTCGCTGTTTCTTCACAATGACGTTATTTATCTTAATACCCGTCTTAACCTTATAGATGCAACTGAGATTTTTGGCAGTGAGTACGATGCAGCTAAACGCGATCATGAAGCAGCTAAAGTTCAGGTGGCAGCATGAGCCAACTCACTCAAAAGCAAATAGCAGCGCGAGCCTACTACCAGGCAAACCGTGAGCGGATCCTCGAGCAAAAGCGCGGAACCTATCAGCCTAAACATAAAAAGCCTGCTGTGTTGAAAGTCACTAACTCAAAACCTGCTGTGCAACAACCAACAGTGACCAAAGCAGACATTGAATGGGATGGCCAGTTAAAAAGTCGCAATGGCTTCAATGGCATCATCAACGACGACACTGAATACCGCGACCGCAAAGCAATCAATAAAGCCATTAGTGATCAAGCTAAAGCAAAAGCCGCAGCAAGACGCCGTTCTGAAGACATCAAACTAGCCCTAGAGTTTGGTATTAGCATTGAGGATTTAGCGTAATGGATATGCCAACACCCTGCCCGCATTGCGGGAATGTCGTTGAACTAAACGACATGGTTAGTCACCCTAATGAATTTAAATCTATGGTTTGCGAAGAGTGCCACGATTTAATCGAAACTGAAAACAACCAAGGTTCTTTCACTGATGATTATGGCAACAAGTTAACTTGGGTTGCTACACCTGATGATGGGTTACTTGAGATTTACGTCAATGGCAAAAATATCACTACATGGGGTTATGAAGATGATCCTGAAGCTTTTTTTAGTGACTTTATGGCTATATGGAATAAAGCCCAGGCATCAACTAAAAGCGGTAATGGCGGTGCAGCATGAATAAGGTAACCAAAACGTTCAGTACCAAACAAGGGGTTGTCACGTTATCAGATCCGTTCTTCACGCTTATGGCCGATCAACCTCAAATTGAAGTGACATATAAGCCAAACAACTATAGCGGCTGGGGTATGTGTAAAACCTACAACGCCATTGAAGTTAGCGACTTTACCCAAGCTGATGCCGAGCTATTTGCCAGCACTGCCGATTCAAAACTACGCATACAGGGTTACGCAGCATGAAAAAGTCAGACGTTATCAAAGAAGCATTAAAACAATGGTATGCCCATCCGCGTGATCAGGTCGGCTCATGCCAACAGTTCATGAAAACACTAGCAGAAAAGCTAGCTAAGGAAGGTAAGTAATGAGTGCAGCAATAAAAAGTCAATCAGACCTAATTGAACATTATTACATTAACCAGTACATGAGCGGTGATCAGGTGGCTGCCAAGCTTGGCCTAAGTCCATACAACGTAAAAAAGTATTTACGGGAGAACGGCATAGCCAGAAACCGTAAGGAAGCAACATCTAAAGCAGCAAGGACAATGAGGCAAAAGGCAGCCAATAACGCATTAAGCGCTTATGACCTGCAGGAGCAAAGAGAGTCTCGGACATATTCAAAAACATTATCTTTAATACACAAGCGTGTATCTAACTAGACGCTATTTATAATTTAACTTTTGGTGAATAGACAATGAAAAATTCAAAATTAATGAAAGCAAGCGAGTGGGCCAATAGAGAGTTTACCAATAACTCTGCGCCACAAAATCGTACCATTAAGCACTGGATACTCCGTAAACAAATACGGGGAGCCATTATTGATCGTAAAATATATGTATATGAAGACCAACGATTTGGCGTTGCTCAAACCATAAGTAACAGTGTAGCGAAATTACTGGAGGCATCGGTATAACATTATGGCCAGGCCGAAGAATCATGCCAACAGGCATCTGCCTCAATTTGTTCGATACGAAGCAGATTCAAAAGATTATCGCTTTACACTAATCAATGGTGTGAGAAAGTCTCTTGGTAAAAATAAAGACATAGCGATTCAAATTGCCAACGAATACAACAGAATTATGCGGCCAAACACTGGCAACACTGTTGATTCGTTGATAGATGAATCATGTGATACAGGCATACCTTTCAAGCCGTTTGCTGCTCATGTTGATAGATTAATGCAAATAATCACATCCGAAGAGCAACCCAGCAAGCAGCTTAAAGAAACCATGAAAAATGATGCTGAACGCGTGAAGTTATTTTTTTCTGATATCGACACTAATAACATCGGCCTAGAACAGGTAAATGACTACCTGAATACCTATCACGCGAATGTCAGTGCTAACGTGTACAACCGTAAATTGGGTTTTCTAGAAAAACTGTTTGCTTACGCTATAGATCAATCACTAATGCTCGATAATCCCGCATCGCGCAAAATGAAAAAACGTAAAACAAAAAACAAAGAACGAACTCGCCTTAGCTTAGATGCATTTCAACAGGTTCATGCAGCTGCGCCACTTTGGTTGCAAACCGCAATGGACTTAGCCTTGCAAACAGCCCAAGCGAGACTAGAAGTATCACGCATCAAATACAGTATAAAAAAGCCAAAAGAAGGTATATGTGGCTGTGTTTGGTTCGACAAACCTCAAGATGGTATTTACGGTAAATTATTCATACATAGACAAAAAGTTGAAGAAAAAGAAGCCAGCCATATTGCCATACCTATTGGGGAAGCCATTAAACAGATTATCGACAACAGTAGAAATGGAATGCTGTGTCCATATGTCGTACACCGAAGACCCATTCGCCAAAACAAACAAAGTGAATTAACAGATCATCGTTATCAAGTGGACCCAAACTATATAAGTCGGACGTTCTCTGCAGTAAGAGACTCACTAAACTTATTCGATCATTTAGAAATGTCACAACGCCCCACATTTCATGAAATACGCGCTTTAAGCGCCCGACTGTTCAACGATATGGGTGTAGATCCACAAGGTAGAATGGCGCACACAGACGCCAAATCAACAAAAATATATGTGCGTGATCACTTAGAATGGACTGAAGTACCCCATGCAGAAATCCAATCTAAGTAG